CCCGTACCATCTAATTCAGCTAAACCATTATTCGCACCTTTTAAATCAGTCGTTAAAAATGTAGAATAAATATTAGTACCAGCTCTTTCAATTCTATACGAAATTTTGTAGGGATATTGATTTATGCAAGTCGCTATAATTAAATTATCAACACCTGTTACGTATGGTAAACTATCAGCTTGTCTTTCAAACTCAGTTGGAAAAGTAGGTTCTACAGAATCATTATGTAACATTGTTGAAGTAGTGCCCACGTAATTTTGACCTCCCCATAATGTGATGTTACCCGTAAGAGGTGCTAAAGCTCCACCTATTCCTGTAGTAGCATGAAAATGTTTTCCATCAAAATGAAAAGCGTTTGAAGCTGTTTGCGGAGTTATTTTAGTTTCTTTACCTTCTAAGCTTGGTACTGTAGGACTATCCGCCGTGCCACCTAAATCACCTGTTAATTTAACTATCCCTTTAACACTTGCAGTTGCATCAGGTACACTTACAGTGTGGCTATCTACATACGTTTTAACTGCTAATTGACTTGGATAAAGAGTATCAGAAGTACCCAAATTAACGTCTGTCGACTTGTTAGAAACATCTTCTTTACCATTCAAAGCCGTTTGGGTAGCGGTTGAAATTGGTTTATTTAAATCACTTGTATTATTTACTTGATCTAAACCTAAATCTGCCTTATTTACATAAATGTTTACAGTATTACTCATAAGCTCAAAGTTACTAATTTTATATTTTCTTTATAATTTGAATTCACAAAAACATCAAAATACATATCTGGCAAAATTAAAGTTCCGCCTGCTGGTACATCCGCACTATACGTGCTATCTGAATTAAATACGTGAGCATCTTCGCAAGGAACTCGCAAAATACCTCCGTAATCATACCCATTTAAAGGTAAATCACAAATACCATTACTATCTCTAAGCTCCAAAGAGAATGTAAGTACGTGTCCTGCTATTTCATCTTTTCCACGTTCAACAAATGCCGAAATATTTGCATTCGATACGCGACCTATTAACGTCCATCGTTTAGACTTCTTTAATACGTTAAAAATATCTCTACAAATTTGAAGCGTGTCTGATTTAGTTTCAACCAGGTTAGAGTTATCTTTATACACTTTATCAGCAATAACCATTACAAACTGGATATTTGTATTCAATTCGTTTATGTTTCCGCTGTTATAATCGATAGCTAATAAAGGATAAAGCAAAGATCTGTTTTGAAGAGCCAAATTTAACTCACCAAAGTAAAAAGAATTCAACTGATAGTGAGCTTTCTGTATTTCTTCAAACTCCTTTTCTAATATATTAATTGTAGTTATCATGCAAAAACAATATTTACATCAGGTTCACCATTATCAGGTTTTATTTCACCTAATGAGTCATCACATGGATAAAGATAGCTGTAATAACTCCCATACTCTGGATAAAGTGTATAGTTTAATTTTAAGAACCTTACTAAACGTTCACGATAAAAGTTATAATCTTTTTTCAAAGTATTAATAGAGCGATTCATTTCGCTTTCAGACGCATTATTTACACCTTCTGAGCTTACTTTACTTAAACCAATTTGCCTTAGCTCCAAAGTAGTCATTTCAACTGCCCTAACTTCTACACTCGCAACTAAACAAGGCGAAATATATTTATTTAATAGTATTTCTTCATTTGCATTCAAAGTATCGTTATCAACCGCATCTAATAAGTGGTTAAATAATTGACTGCCTAAAATCGACTCTAAAACAGTGTCTTGCACACGTGTTATTAAAGTAGAAATTAAAGAGTCATCTACATTTGAACTAATGTAAGATAATTTCTTAAGGTTTGTTGTTGATATTAAATGAGCCATAACTTATTGATTTATAATAACTTGAAACCATGTGTGTCTGCATGAAGGTGTGTGTACTTTTGTATTTGGATTAGTATACCAACCACCTTTGTACTCCCAAACATTCCTGTCTATACCAGCAGATTTTAAACGTGCTGTAATCATATCTATCTCTTCACGTTTGAATACTTTTTTAGCCGCTAATAATGCCTTACAAAATGGTCTACTTTCACCCTTTAAAGGTGGCGCATCTGTTCTCTCTCTATATTGATAAACAACACGAAAGCTTACATTTCCAACATTGCTTTGACCTTGTGGTGTAAGTTCAAAACCTTTAATCATTCCTAACTTTTCTAACTCAATCAATTGCTTAGAAACATAGGTAGCACCTTTATCGATTGCTTTAACGATAGCTCCGTAGCTTTCACCGTTATCAATTAATTGGATGATTTTATTTTGATCTTCTGTTAAAGTGTCAGCAAATTTGTACTTTGATAATAGCTCTTTTTCGCTCATATCTAAGTTCTCAAAGCTTTTCATTTCTTGAGAATATACTTCTTTATATTCGGTAGTTCCGACCTCGTTAAACCAACTTAAAACCGTATTTTCGTCAACTTCACTAAATGCTTGTCTTGTGCCTTGTAAAACATCTCCGTTTACAATTGGTGGCAACCCTGCTAAAGCTCTTTGTTCATTGATTGTTAAGTTAGCTAAAACAGAAGTAGCTAATAATGGACTCATTTTGTCAATAGTATCAGCTATTTGAGATTTACTTTCAACTTGTTGTGTTAATTACAAAGGTTTCGGTATAAAAAAGATACCACCCACAAAGTTATTAAGTGTATAATGTGCATATTCTAAAGCATCTGTGATTGTTTTCTGTCTATCTTGTGCGTAGTTATTCATAAAGATAGAATAAGCTGTCTCAAGCTCTGCTGTACCACCTAATTGACCAGCAGTTTTTACCGAAAATAATGCAGGATTAATAACAGAATGACCTACCATAATTTCGTCAACTATACTTTCTTGAGTTAATAGATATCTTTGGTCTAAGTTATTGCCGTTAATTTGAACAACTGAAGGAGCTGTTTCTTGTGACTTACTAAAAGTTACTACAATTCCCCCTTGTTTATCCCTGTCTGAACTTTCACCCTTTAATTTAGCTACAATTTTTCTCTTTTCGTCTTGGTTATTTGGTTCACCAGTTGGTACGTTTATAATAGTACCGCCTTTAAAACCGTTTACCACTTCTGAATATCTAAAATAGTTCATTTCAACACTTGCTAAAATAGAACTAATACAACCGCTATATGAAGGAATAGGGTAAACAGATTTTGTAAGTTGTTTTGTACGATCATCAACTAAATGCTGTTTTGATTTAGCACTAACGTACAATAAAACTTCGCTATCTTGTAAGCTTAAAGCTTCAATTGATTTTATTAATTTATAACCTGTTTTTTCTTCACTTTGGTTTCTTTCCTTCCAATTTTCCGAGTATTCGTAATAGTCCTCATTTGATGATTTTCTAATCAACTCAACTGGAATGTGGTGAGCGTCCCAAAATTTACTAATAGGATTCTTTTTAAATAGTACCGCAAATGAATTTAATATTTCTTGATCGTTCGCTAACATTACAGCAATTTCATCTAACGAATAAGGTGCGTTTCCATTCTTCTTAATAAGTTCCCATTTTGCTTTGTCGTTAGTATCTGAGTCTAATCCACTTGAAGCAATATATTTAACTTTAGAGTTAACTATTCCTTGGTGTATAGAACTATTATAGTATAGAGATACCAAAAATTGAGGGTATAAATTGTCATTCCCCCAACTAATAAAACTATCACCTCTTTTTTGATTTTCTACAGGTAGCGGAACGCTTGCCTCACGAAAAATATATTCCTCAATCATAGACATTTATTATTGTTGTTGTATTCGTATATGTTGGTGTAATTGTTGCATCTTCAAAAACTCGTGCTTTCCCTGTTTCGCATTCTATTCCAGTCGTGTAATCTTCGCTTTCTGTTTCCATTTGGTAAACAAAATAGGTGTAATCGCCCAAAGGTAACGTTATATCCGTTCCTTCATAAAGATTAAATAGGTTATATCTTTTAGGACTTGTACTTAAATCTGTTAAAAAACAAAAATACTCTTTTTTAGATTGCTCATTTACGAATCTAAATAACCAATTAATAGCTAACTCAGAGTTAGATTTCTCCGTTAGTGTCAGAGCTATTTGGTTTAGACTTGCTTTTTCTATTGTTACGAACATTTTTCTTTTTTGAATCCTTAAAAATAACTATTTTTTCGCCGTTTTCTTCTTTAATTTCAAACATTTTGTTTAAAATCTCGTCAATCTCGTGTTTTTCCATTTGATTAAATAAAAAAGGGGCTACTTAAAGCCCCTAATTAATGTTTATTAAGATAATAAAGTCGTTACAATAGAACCGCCAATTTTAGGCGCGTTTTGTTTTTCTCTACCAACAAATGATAAAGTTACACCATTCATATCCTCGAACTTAGTTCCTGTAGTTCTTGAAAGGTTAAATTTTAAACCTTTATCAATTCCTAACACTTCATAAGTACCATCGTTTAATTTAGCAATAAGACAAACGCGATCTTTAACTAAGTTTTCAAATTGGTTAATGTTAGCAGCTGTATTACCAGAAAGTTTAATATTTCCTGTAATATCAAAACCTGTTGAAGCGTTCTCACGTGTACCAATAGATGCAACCGTAAAATCAGACATTTCAACGTCAACAATAACTTCATAAAACAACTTAGCTCCTACGTTTGCCATAGCTGTAATCTCTCCAGCTGTTCTTGTATAAGTGTAATTAGCAGCACCTGTTGCCTCATCTCTTAACGAGCCTAAGTACCACTTGTCAACACCACCAGCAGAGTCGCAATTTAATGCACCAAAACCTGAAACAATTTCACACATTTTTATATAAGTTTTAAAAGGGGAGTGATTAGCTCCCCAATGTTAATAATTAAGCTCTTTTAACTCTTACAAAGTATTGAGGGAACACATATTGAACACCTAAACGGAAAGAAGTATCAACTTTCAATTTTTCGTTATAAGAATCGTATTTAATATCGAAATTCTCGTCTTCTCTTGAGTCAGTACCTAAGAATACTAATGATACAGGAACTGCAAAGATTTCGTTAGATGCATCCAAAGAAGGTACTGTTAACACTTCAACGTTAGTTTGTGGCAAAGTGAAACGTAAAGCACCACCTTCGTTAACTGGTTGAATTCTGTCATATGGGTTTGAAGTATTCCAAGCAGCAATAATGTTTAAAGCTTCAGTACGACCAGTGTACAAAGCAATATCCATTTGATTGTCGAAAATCTCAGCAGGAATTTTAGTGAAAACTTCATAAGCAGCAACGTATGCGTTTGTAGATGTGATAGTTGAGTATGTAGTTGTAGTTTTCAACACAGCAGTATCTTCTTTCAACGCTTTAACTAAACCATCGAAATGTACTAAATCAGGATCTAATGAAGTAGTGTCCCCCAACCAAACTAATCTCTCAGCTTTTTTCTGTAACATTTTAGTTA